CTTGTAATATGGCCTTACAGTTTTTACTCCCCAAGCGTTTTCATCTGGCAAACGGAAGACAGCTAATTTAATTGGCTGAGGTAAAGACCTAATACCAACACCATTGGGGTCTATGATGTCACCAAGGATAAAGTTCTTATCTAAGTATTCTCTAACAGCAATCTGCACCTTAGATATCTTGGTGGTATCGATACGATAGCGCATAGCTATTTCTTTATCGAAGTGAAGAAGTTTGCTGTTATCTCGACCTCGGTCACCTACGATACGGAAGAACCTCATTTCATCTGCTTCTAACCACTTTGGAACAGCCTCTCTGACTTCTTGCGCATGACGTTCAAGTGAGGCTTTGTCTTTCTTAGACAGCATTGAGTTTTCTTCTTCAAGCTCTTGGTTCATTTGCTCAAGAAGATTAATGTTGTAACGAGCTAATCTTTCGGCACTTTCGACAGCGTATTGTTTTGCAATTCTTGCTGATAACAAAAGCTGACGTGTTTCTTCGTTAGCAGCTTTTGGAGCGTGTAAAAGTCTGTGTGGTATTTCTTCTATACCGTTTTCAGTTTCTCTGTAAGAAGTATAGGACTCATTGAGAATGGCATCCGAAAACCATTCTAGGCAGCTGAAGGGTCTATCAGCTGGCGCACAAGTAATGATGCTTTGCCCTCTCATCCTTTCTAGCTTTTCTTTACTAGAGGTCCAAGAAGCATAGACTTTTGATTTGCGTCTGACTTCACCATCCTCGTTAGTGATTACGAGGTATTTTTCTTCGATTTCAACTGACTTCAGCTTACCGAATTCAGCCCAATTATGGCTATTAACTTTACGAATAGTATGGTTAGACATAATTTATATCTATCACTAGCAATAAAGAAAAAAAAGCCCCACCAATTAAGGTGAGGCTAGTTAATCTAGGAGAGAACTATGTTTTCTGTGAGAGCTGACCAACTGCTAGGAAATAGCTTTTCACAGTTATTAAATATCGAAGAAGCAATCACTTTTGTTTCTTCTTGAGAATGTGGGTCTAGCCGTTGGCTACAAATTCGAGCAAAGGCGTGTAAAGACCCACTCCATACCCACTCTGTCATCATGGTTTGCGGCAGCACCATCCTAGCTTGTTCTGGAGCTACCCCATATTTGAGTAGAGTGTTGTATTCTTTAAGTGCCAAGGCATGAACCTTGGCTATGCATTTGTCTGGTCTAGAATGTGTAACCGTACCACTACTTCCTTGTTTGCTGTTTTGTGGTCGTCCTCTCCAGCTTGATGGAGTAAAGAACTCAGGTTCATTATCGACATATCGCCGTGACACTTCATTCCAAGACAATCCTATCTGATGCTTGGCTAACTGCCGTGCAACAAAGATAGGAGCTTTTATTCTGAATTGTAAAAACGCATGGGCAAAGGGTGACCAATGCCCATGTTTAGCAAGGTATTTGATGAGGCGTTCATCTTCGTATTTGAACTTACTACTTATCTTGTCGTAGGAAACTCTGGCAGCATTGACTACAGTTAAGTCGCTGCCCATGTGGTCAACATAGGAAACTTCCATCATGTGTCTTCAGCATCCTGAGCTTTAATTACATCAAGCCAAAATTCTCTTGTTTCACCTGTTTCATCTTCATCTTCAGCAGGGTCAAAAAACGATACAATTTTCCACACTTCACCACAGCAAACACACTCATTCCAGTCAATCTGTTGTATGTAATCGCTGTCTTCGATAGTTGAAAAGTGCTGTGGACCATAGATTACGGATTTGACATTTTTACAAAACTTACATTGGTCCTCCATTATCCACACTCCTTTTGACCAGTATTTGGGTCAATGAAGCAAGCCTCTGCCTTAGGTTCTTCGTTATCATTAGCTGGCTTTACTTCATTAAGGATGCCGTAACGTTTTCCAGCGGCTCTGAATGTAGTGATACCACTACAGCCATAAGTCCACGCTTTGACATAAAGCTCCTTAAACTCGTCGTAGGTAACGTTATCGCCAACGTTACAAGTCTTTGAGACAGCACTATCTACATACTGTGACGCCAGAATTAGAACATCAACGTGCTCATCAGCTGAAATCTCATTAGCAGTGCGTCCTGCGACCCCTTGGCTGTAAGCGTAATCCATGACACGTTCAATTTGATGACCATCAAACTGCTGAACAGTACGGTCGTAGTAGTGGCTGAATGGTGGTTCTATTCCACTACTGACATTGTCAGCTGTCAGACTGATGGTTCCAGTAGGAGCTATCGATGTCAGATGGCTGTTTCTAATGCCATGCTCTTCAATCATGACTTGGATGTCATAGGGCAAAGTCTTAATGAACTGGCTTTTAAGGTACTTGTCTTTGTTAAAGAGTGGGAATGGCCCCTTCTCTTTTGCAAGCTTTGCTGAAGCATAATAACAAGTGTCACGAAGCATGGTCAGGACTTCTTCTGCCCAAGTCATGAAACGTTCACTTGCATATGGATACCCAAGCATTTCACCAGCATTGGCTAAACCAGTTACACCAAGACCCATCCGTCTTTTGGCCTTAGCTTCTTTTTCCTGCTCTGGCAGCGGATAGATGGTGCGGTCAATGACGTTATCCATCGCTCTAACTGCATTATGAATGTCACCAGTAAACAAGTTGTAATCAAAGTCACCGTCAATAACGTATTTGACTAAGTTGAATGAACCCAGAAGACACGCACCAAACGGCGGTAATGGTTGTTCGCCACATGGATTAGTCGCTTCGATGGTTTCACAGTAGTAAAGGTTGTTCTTATTGTTGATGTGGTCAATGAACAAAACCCCCGGTTCAGCCCAATCCCATGTGCTTCGCATAATCATGTCCCAAAGAGCTACTGGGTCTACTTCTTTGTAAACCTTACCGTCAAATCTTAATGGAAAAGGCTTTCTGGAAGTAAGGTGTTCCATAAACTCATCGGTCACACCTACTGAAATGTTAAAGCCAGTAAGCTTGTCTGAGTTATGCTTGGCACTGATGAACTGTTCGATGTCAGGGTGGTCGATGCGTAAGACCCCCATCTGTGCGCCACGGCGGTGACCTGAGCTGGCTATGGTCTGACATACAGCATCAAAGATACCCATGAAAGACACAGGGCCGCTGCTCATGCTGTCTAACGACTTAATCCTGTCGCCACGAGGTCTGAGGCGGCTAAAGTCATAGCCTATTCCCCCACCCCTTCGCATGGTTTCTGCTGCTTCCGTAGCACGGAGCATAATGCTTTCCATGCTATCCTCGATGGAGCCGCTGACGAAGCAGTTATATGCTGTTGTTTGTCTCGCCGCTCCCATTGCGTTTTGGACCCTACCAGCTGGTAAGAAACGCATATAACGTAATGCATCTTTGAACTCCTCAAAATGCTGTGGGTTATCTTTTAATGCATCAGCGATGCGTACTATTTTGCTGTAAAAGTCTTCGGAAGTTTGTCGGTATTTGACTTGGTCTAACTCTTCGCTCAGAGCTAATGAAGGACCGTAATGGTGGTTGTGCTTAGAAGTCATGTGTCTCTGGTAATCCTTTCTGAATAATGCGGTTCAAATACCAATTAGCTTTATTAAGGTCGGCATCGCTGTTGCCTTTGTATTCGCTGCGCCACAAATACTTGAGTGCATTGCCACGGCAATACGCTTTGAAACCATCTGGCCCCAATGCACTCTCTATGGCATCGATACATTCGATTTCACCTTGATTATAGTGTGGTGGGTTGTTGACCATGTCTGGCCTATTAAGTTGGTCTGCCATACGCTTCATGTATTCTTCATGACCAATGTATTCGTCTATGGTGTCCATAATATTACCTCTCCTTTCTGCTCGTCCCAGTCGGACCAGCGTAATATCCTTGCTAGCCTTGCTTGTTGGATAGCATCGTCTCGTGTCATTCCTGCTTTGATGTAAGCTTGTTCAACGGCTCCCCAGTGTGGTCTGGGACCAAGTATCTTCTCAGCTGTCTTAGGGCCTATACCTTTGACGCCTTTGTATCCGTCTGCCGTATCCCCACAGAGAACCTGTGTCAGGAAGAACGTGTCAGCCTCTTGTTCGGTGACTGTCAGCTGTTCATCTTGAGTAGGTCGGTAGAGTTTTGAGGGAATGGTTTTAAGGTCTTTATCGTCACTAACAATAATGCATTTGTCCTTATTGACTGGCATTGTAGCCAATATCCCAAGGCAATCATCAGCCTCTAATGTTGGCTTACGAAAGGTTCTATACTTTTCGACAACCCAATCACAAAGGGCTACATAGCCTACTGGCTTTCGTGTCCCCTTGCGGTTGGATTTATATGTCGGGTCTATTTGCTTACGGAAGTTGCTGCCATGGTCTGACAAGCAACAAACAAAGTCATTAACACCTAGCTTGGTTGTTATGTTGTCAAGCTGGGCTTCAAATGCGTCTTTGGCGTCTTTTAGGTTTGTTTGTAAGGACCAGATATCGTTTCCCCAGTCCGTTTCTACTTCCGCTGCAGACGCAGCCTTGTAGAGCATGATGTCTGTATCAAGGGCTAAGAACATCATTAACACCTTCAATGAACTCAAGGCCCTCATGAGTTACCATCCAAACGTTGCTAAAAGCATTGTCGTTAACTCGTGTGGTTATGTATTGCTCTGAAGCACAGAGAGCTATCTCGTTAGCAAACTCTCTGGCAAACAGGCTTTTGGTAGTGAACGGTTGTTGTCTTGCTCGTTGAACTACGGTGTACAAGCTAAGTACGACTGCCATTTCTTCATCACTAATGGACGTCTGCCCATGTTCTTCCGACATGGTATTCGGCATCGATTGGGATTTTGAACCCGAAGTGTTCCCCCGCTTTTTTCGCTGCTCTGACAGCGATATGATTTCCGACATAGTGTGGGTCTCCTTTTGTCTGGATTTCGATTTCGTCATGGACAAAAGCAATTATCTCACTGCTATTGCCGTATTCTTTGAGTTCTTGGTCGACCAGCTGCACCCATTTCTTTGCTATGAGTGCGGCTGCTGACTGCAGCAGAACGTTCAAGGCCCCATGCTCACTTCGGACAGTAAGTCTTCGTCCGTCTAGACCACGAAGGTAGCCACGTTCATTAAGTGCGTGATTGATTTGCTTCATAAGCAGGGCAAATGCAGGAAGTGCCTTGAAGTATTTTTGCTTTAGCATTTTGCCTTCTTTAGGCCCTGCTCCAAGAATTTCACCCAAGCGTTTGTCGCCACTGCCATAAAGCATTGCGTATTGGACAGTCTTGGCTTGGTCTCTGCTGATGCCTAGATTGTCAGCATTGATTTGGTGGATATCGCCCTCAAGGATTTGACGACCATAAGCACCATTGTCTGGCAGCATTTCAGCGAAGCACCGAAGTTCGATACCACTGAGGTCTGCACCTACAAGGGCATAACCTTCTGGCACTGTGAACAGCTCACGGCACTCTTTACCATAAGCAGCTCTTACAGCTGGTACTTGTTGAAGATTAGGGCCAAAGCTACTGCAT